AATACCTCAATCTGTATCTGGAGCAAAAGGATATGTAGCATCTTTTGATAAGGATACTAAGATCTTAAAATATTATCAAGATAGATCATTATGTTATGGAAATAATGAAGATCAAACACTTAGTGCTAGCACAACAAATACAATAGCATTCGATTCTACTAATGACATTGAATTTAATACTAGTGGAGGTTCTTCAAGTATTGATAATTTTAGTGGTAGTGTTTTAGTTGTTAATAATAAGCAGATCAATCTGGGAGTTACTTTTACAAATGGTCTTGCAGATCCGGAGATAAATAAAAAGACGGGCACTATAATCTATATCGATAACAGACCCGAAGTTCAGAGAGACTCTAGACAAAAAGAAGACATCAAAATTATTCTGGAATTCTAAAAAAAGATGGCACAAAAAACAGACTTAAATATAAGCCCATATTATGATGATTTTGATGGGGATAAAAACTTTTATAAAGTTTTATTCAAACCAGGATTTCCAGTCCAGGCTAGAGAACTAACAACTCTTCAGTCCATTCTACAAAATCAAGTAGAGTCTTTTGGTGGTAATATTTTTAAAGAAGGGTCCATGGTTCTTCCAGGATCTGTAACTTTTGATAATCAGTTTTCTGCAGTAAAATTAAATTCTATTAATTTAGGAATAGACATATCTGTTTATATTAAGAATTTTATTGGAAAGAAAATTACCGGACAACTTTCAGGAGTAACAGCATCTATTCAAGAAGTTGCACTTACATCTGATAGTGATTTAGTAACTGATGTCACAATTTATGTGAAATATGGGGAATCCGGAGAGGATTCAGAAGCAGATACATTTCAAGATGGAGAACAGTTATTTGCAAGTGAAAATGTCACATATGGAAACACCACAATTAATTCAGGAACTGCATTTGCATCATTAATTTCTCAAGATGCAACATCCACAGGTTCTGCAGCATTTATTGATAATGGTGTCTATTTTATTAGAGGAACATTTGTAGAAGTTTCTAAGCAAACACTTATATTAGACTATTATACTAATACTCCTTCGTATAGAGTAGGACTAAAAATATCTGAAACGATTGTAAATGCAAAAGATGATTCATCTTTATATGATAATGCCAGTGGTTTTACTAATTTTGCGGCACCAGGAGCAGATAGATTAAAAATAGCACTAACGCTCACAAAAAAAGAAATATCTAATAACACAGATACTGATTTTGTAGAAATTTTAAGAGTAGATGAAGGAAAAATTAAAAAAATTGAAAATAAACCTGTTTATAATTTAATAAGAGATTTTATTGCAGAAAGAACATTTGATGAATCTGGACACTATGCTATAGATGAGTTTAGTGTTAAAGCACTTAATTCTCTAAATGATCAAATTGACAATGATGGTTTATACTTGGAAGGAGAAATTACAGAGCAAGGAAATATTCCATCAGATGACTTAATGTGCTTGCAGGTAAGTCCTGGAAAAGCATACGTTGATGGATATGATGTTACTCTAGATGCAGAAACTGCTATAGATGTAGAAAAACCAAGAGATATTGAAAGTATAAGCAGCACTAATATCCCATTTGAGATGGGACATTTGCTTAGAGTTAATAATGTCAGTGGTGCTCCGAAAGAAAATGAAACTTTAGATTTATTCAATCAACTTCAAGATGATGGGTCGGGAGGAACAAAAATCGGTATTGCTAGAATATATACTTTCAATTTGACTGATGCTGCATACACCGATGCATCAACTCAATGGGATTTATATCTTTATGACATTCAAACTTTTACAAATGTAACTTTTAATAGAAGTGTAACGGCAACTGAAATTCCAACTTCTTCCTTTATAAAGGGAAAAAGTAGTGGAGCAAGTGGTTTTGTTGTTCTTGGTCAATCTGCTTCAAGTTTGAATCTTTCCCAAACTTCAGGAACTTTTGTAACTGGAGAAAAATTAATTGTTAATGGAATTGAAACAGCATTGACAATTACAAGTTTTATACAAAATAATATTAATCAATTAAAATCTGTTAGCAAGACTGGTGTATCAGGTTTTCCAAATTTTAAAGCAGATGCAGTATTAAATCCTAAAAATTTCTCTAATGGAATTTCAGAAATTAATGTTGCTTCTACAACGGTAACAAGTCCGGGAAAATTATTCTCTGGAGTTAAAGTAGGTGATTTAATTAGTGTAATACAGGGAAATGGTTTAAGGTATAATAGAATTACAGCAATTTCTTCAGATCTGGCATCATTAACTATTACTAATATTTCTAGTGTCAATGGAGTATTTACTGGAACCGCAATTTCTAGTGGAAATTACACAGCAAATCTTAGAGTAGCAGAAGTAAAAAATAGTGAAAATGGTTTTCTTTATGCAAACCTCCCAGAATCCAATATTTCTTCAGTAGATCTTTCAAATTCACAGTTAGCAATAACAAAACAAATAACTGGAGAATCAACTAATGGTTCTGGTGAAATGGTATTTGGACTACCAACTGGTATTACAAGTGCATTTTACGAATCATTTGACCAGGAAAGATATTCTGTTCATTATACTGGAGGTGGAATTGGAACAATAACTTCTGATGCATTTACTCTTACTGGAGGAGGATCTGGAGTAGAAATTGAAGCATTGGAAACCAGTGAAGCAGATATAGTTGTAAATACAACTCTTAAAAAGAATGGAATTCAAAGTAAAATTAAAAACTTTACCAGAAGTGCAATAAAAGTAGTTAATCTTTCAAAATTAGTACAATCTGGATCTGCATCCAGTATATCAATTAATGATGGACTAACATATAATCAATATTATGGACTTAGAGTTCAAGACGATCAAATTTCATTAAATGTTCCTGATGTTTCAAAAGTTCTTGTAGTATACGAATCAACAAATACTGCAGATCCTACATTAGATGCAATTGAGTTCTCTTCAATATCTAATGTTGGAACAGATGCTATTATTGGTGAAAATATAATTGGATCTGAGAGTGGAGCGGTTGGAAGAGTTGTAACAAATAATAGTTCTTCACCATCATCAGGTGGTGCTAATAAACTAGGTGTAGTATATCTAAACCAAAATACTTTTATTGCTGGAGAAACTGTAACATTCAAGGAATCTAATATTATATCTACTGTCCAATCAATTACATTAGGAAAATATAATAATATAACAGACAATTTTGTTCTCGATGGTGGCCAAAAAAATGAATATTATGACTATTCGAGGTTGATTAGAACAACAGATTCAGAACCATCTAAGAGATTATTGGTTGTTTTTGATCATTATGTGGTTCCTGCATCAGACACTGGAGATGTATTTACTGTTTTAAGTTATGATTCTGATAGATTTTTAAATGATATTCCTACAATCGGACCTAATAATATTAGAGCTTCTGACACATTAGATTTTAGACCAAGAGTTGTTGATTATGCTTCAACAACTGCTTCACCATTTAATTTTGACTCAAGAACATTTACCACAAATTTCAATTTAAAACCTGGAGAAAGTTCAATACTTGGATATGAGTTTTATCTTCCTAGAATTGATAAATTATATCTAGACAAATTTGAAAATCTTATCATCAGTAAAGGTGTTTCTGCAAAGGAACCAAAACCATCTCCAAGTAATGACCAAAGTTTGATGGAATTGGCAACTATTGTACTTCCACCATATCTTTACAATCCTGATAATGTTTCTATTGATTTGGTTGACAATAGAAGATATACTATGAGAGATATTGGTCAACTCGAAGATAGAATAGAAAACTTAGAAAGAGTTACATCTTTAAGTTTATTGGAGGTCAGTACTGAAGCATTGCGTGTTGAAGATGAAGATGGCAACAATAGGTTTAAGTCTGGTTTCTTTGTAGATAATTTTACTGATAGAACAAGTAGTGATCAAAATCTGACATCAGCAGATATTAGTGAAGGTCAATTAAGACCAAGACTTCTTTCTAATTCCTTGAGACAAAGAGTTTTACCTTCCTCAGAAATTCCTGAAGAAGATTTGGATTTAACAACTAACTATGAATTGTTAGATCCAAATATTCAAAAAACTGGAAATGTTGTTACTTTAAAATATGATTCCATAGATTGGTTAGAGCAACCACTTGCTACTCGTGTCGAAAATGTCAATCCATTCCATGTAATAGAATATGTTGGAAATGTAAAATTATCCCCAGAGAATGATTTTTGGATTAGAACCATTTATATTCCACCATCTGTTAGGAATATAACAAGAAGAACTACTAATGTTGTTACTAACACTATTAGAAATACTGTAACTCTTCCCTCTGTAAGAACTGAAACTGGCGAGGGAACAGAAGTTACAGAAACAAGAACAATTGAAACAAATTCCAGTTCTAGAGTACAAACTTCAAGAAATTCTAGAACTAGAGTTAATGTAAGATCAAGAGATGTTCTAATCTCAAGTGGTGATGAGCAATACATTAGATCTAGAAATGTTTCTTTCTTTGGAAGATCACTGAAACCCTTAACAAGGCACTATCAGTTCTTAGATAGTCATAGTAATGTTGACTTTATACCAAAACTTTTAGAAATTGCAAATAGTACATCTTTAGAAAATTCTGGTTCTTCGGAAAGTGCATTTACATCTGGAGAAACAATAAAGGTATATGAAAATGGTAGTGAAATAGGTCGTTTTAGACTTGCTAATTCCAATCACAAAGAAGGATCTTTTAAATCTCCATCAAGAACTTATAATATTAATCCTTACGCAAGAAAAGAAAATTTACCAAATTCATATAGTCAGTCATCCAAAACATTAAATATTGATCTAAATTCATTATCTAATGAAGCACAAGGCAGATTTTTTGGATATGTTACCAAAGGAGCAAAGATCGTTGGACAAACTAGTGGTGCAATTGCATACGTAAAGAATTTAAGATTGATATCTGATAATTATGGAGATCTTTTTGGATCATTCTTTATCAAGAATCCACACACAAATCCAGCACCAAATCCAAGAATTCTCACTGGTAAAAAGACATACTTATTGACTAGTAGTTCTACAAATGCTAAACCATTACCAGGAAGTAAGTTAATTTCTACTGGACAAGGATCTTATAGTGCTGTTGGAACTCTTCTAACAAGACAAATACAAACCACAGTAACCAGAACCATTGAAACTACATTAAGGCGTACTACAACTGTAACAACAACTAGACGTGAAGTTGTAAGAGCAAGAAGATCAGATCCTCTCGCACAATCATTTGTTGTTGGTAGAGATATTGATGCTCCAGATCTTAACGGATTTAGTAGTGATGATAAAGGTGTAGTTCTTACCGAGTTGGATTTGTATTTTGCCAACAAACCAGCAGGAAATGAACCTCTTGAAGTTCAAATAAGAACGGTAGAACTCGGTATTCCAACTTTAAATTTGGTTGGTGAATCAAAAACATTATATCCGGATGAAATTGCAACATCAACAACTGGAGAAACTGCAACAAGAGTCACATTTGATGAACCAAAGTATCTTGCTCCAGGAAATGAATATGCCGTAGTTTTACTTGCACCTACTTCAGATGAATATGAAGTTTGGATTGCAAAAATGGGAGAGAAAACTGTTAATACGCAATCTCTACCTGATGCAGAATCAGTAATTTATACTAAGCAATTTGCACTTGGTAGTTTATTCAAATCACAAAATGGATCTATTTGGACACCTACACAAGAATTGGATCTCAAATTCAAACTTTATAAAGCAAAATTTACCGCAAATACCGGTATTGCATATTTTGGAAATCCACCCTTAGATCAAAGCAATGGATATGTAAATAATTTACTTGCAAATCCAGTTACAGGTGTTCCAAAAACTACAACTCTTGGTGTTACAACATTCACCGATTCTGACCTGATTGATATATTAAATACTGGTCGAAAAATTGCTGGTTCCATTCCAAATAGCTATGGTTATATTGAATATGCTGGTGGACCAGTTACTGGTATTACAACTACTAATGGTGGGGAAAATTATACAAATCAGTCGAACTTAGCAACAACCAATATTGTTGGAAATGGTAGTGGATTAAGACTATCTATTACACAGACAAATGGTGTAATTACTGGAATTACGAGAACTGCTGATGGAACTGGATATGAAGTTGGTGATGTAGTAACTGTTACTAGTGGCACAACTGGAAGAGGTGCATTAATTACTATTAGTGCAATTACTGGAAGAGATACACTTTACTTGACTGATGTACAAGGTGAAGTAGGTGGAGGAAATGCATTTCCAGTTGGTGCTGGAGTAAGTTATTATGATACTGATACAACCATTGTATCTCTAGGTAGCACTCAAATCACAAGTGCAACAGAAGGCACAGGTGTAAATTCTGGAAATTTCTTAGAAGTGAGTCATTTTAATCATGGAATGTATGCCAATAATAATAAATTACAATTGAATGGGGTTAAATCTGATGTTTCACCATCAATTCTTACTGTAAATTTATCAGTATCTTCAGGTTCAACTTCAGTATCTGTTGAAAATTCATCTGTTTTCGAAACCTTTGAAGGATTACCTGTTAGTGCTTCTAATCCAGGATATGTAAAAATTGGGGATGAAGTTATAAGTTATGAAGGAGTATCTTCAAATCAATTAACAACTATTGGTAGAGGTGTTGAAGGAAAAGTTGAATCACATGAAATCAATGCTGAGGTTCAAAAATATGAGTTTAATGGAGTGTCTTTAAGAAGAATTAATAATGTAATCTATGATATTTCTGATATTGAAATTGATTCTAATGGATATTACATTGAAGTAGACAGAAGTGCTACATATGGAGTAAATAGATCTGCAGATACTGCAACTCTACCACAATTATCATTTAACAGAAAATTTGTCGGTGGTGGAAATGATGTCTTTGCAACCGAAAATATTCAATTCAACTCAGTAAATCCAAGATTCTTTGTTCAGGCACCTGGAGATTCAACTTCAGTAAGTGCCGTAGTTAGAACAACAACCGGAACTAGTATTGATGGTAGTGAAACTTCCTTCCAACTTCTAAATGAAGTGGAACCTGTAGAGTTGAACTCCTTCAATAACTTAAAATCAACTAGGATAGTATGTTCTAGAGTCAATGAATTGCAGCAACCAGCATTCAATAATGTTTCTGGTAGAAGATCATTTACAACAGCAATTACATTAAATAGCACAGATGAAAACTTGTCTCCAATTATAAATTTGGAAGATTCTACTGTTCAATTTGCATCAAATTATTTAAATAGACCTGTTACAAACTTTACCACTGATTCTAGAGTCAATTCTATTTTAAATGATCCACATTCAGCAATCTATGTTTCTAATACTATTGGATTATCCAAACCAGCATCTTCCTTAAAGGTTATACTTGGTGCATTTAGACCTGCATCCTCAGATATTAGGGTTCTTTACAGTCTTGTCAGAGATGATTCCTCGGAGATAGAGCAAGAATTTGAATTATTCCCAGGACATGAAAATCTTGTATCAACTTCGGATGGTGGATTTAAAGTTGTTGATCCAGCTCTGAATAACGGTAAATCTGATATCAAAGTTCCTGCAAGTTCTGCTAATCAATTCTTAGAATACGAGTTCACTGCAGATAATTTGGGAGAATTCAGTGGTTATTCAATAAAAATTATCATGTCGGGAACAGACCAAGCAAACTCACCAATTATTAGTGATCTTCGAACAATTGCATTAGCATGAAGAATTTAATTAAAGTTAAAGATCATCCTCATCTTTACAGAGATGAGGATACTGGAGCAATTATTAATTGTGACGATGTTTCCTATAATAGATACATGAATAAAGTGAAACGAAAAAATTCTGAAAAAGAAGAATTAGATAATATGAAAAAAGATATTGAAGAAATTAAATCTTTATTGAAAGAATTTTTGAATAGATAGAACCTTCCTTATCTGATGGTATAAATATCTAAAGGATTATAATTTATAAAGATAATGGCAGTTTATGCATCTAATATTGTGATTGAGCAGGGATTTGATTTTTCCAGTTCTTTTGCCTTAGGTGACTCTAGAACCAATTCCGGTGTTAATATTACTGGATATGGTGTTACTGCACAATTAAGAAAAAGTCCCTCTAGTTCAACAGCAGTTTCTTTTGCTTCCACAGTTTTAGATTCTGAAGTTGGTATTATTGAACTTTCATTGACTGATGAGCAAACTCTAAATATAAAACCCGGTAGATATGTTTATGATGTTCTTATTGAAATCGGGGGACTAAATTCTGGAGGAAAAAAATATAAAGCATTTGAAGGTATGGCTTTAGTAAGAGCGGGGGTAACAAGGTAATGCCAAGTATACCAGATAGAATTGGTGGACAAGGAGTAATAAAAGTCCTTTCAAATATTAGTGGATCATCTGTATCTAGAATAGTAGATTTAAGTGATGTTGATGTATCGTCTCTAGCAGATGGTTTTTCTCTAGAATATAATGCAAATACATCCAAATTTATTACAACAGATACATTTAGATTTTTAAAAAATATTAATGTAACTGATACTGTTACGTCACAAAATATTGATGTAATCGGAGTCACCACATTTAGGGGTGATTTATTTGTAGGTTCAGAATTATATGTTGATGAGTATTTAATTTATGAAAATAATTTCAATGGACCAAATGGTGTTGGATATTTTACAACGGAAGGAAAACTAGTAAGTAGTGGAAGTACTTTTAGTTCAATAGATACCAGTAATTTTATATTAACAACTGACGAACCATCAGGAGTTGTCACATGGACAAGCATTCTTGATGGAGGAGTTTACTGATGTCAAAACCAAGTACAAAACAAGGATTGATAGATTATTGTTTAAGACAATTAGGAGCTCCTGTATTAGAAATTAATGTGGATGATGATCAAATAGATGATCTAGTAGATGATACCATTCAATACTTTAATGAAAGACATTATGATGGTGTTGAGAGGATGTATTTAAAATACAAAGTTTCTCAAGACGATATTGATAGAGGAAAGGCAAGTGGAACAGATGGAGTTGGAATTGTTACTACCACTGGAACTTCAACAATAGTTGGATCTGCAACAACATTCAATTTTTATGAAAATTCTAATTATATACAAGTCCCAGAATCTGTTATAGGAATCGAGAAGATATTTAAATTTGATACTAGTTCAATTTCTGGTGGAATGTTTAGTATTAAATATCAATTATTTTTGAATGATTTGTATTATTTCAATTCTGTAAATCTTTTACAGTATGCAATGACTAAAACATATTTGGAAGATATTGATTTTCTACTTACAACTGATAAACAGATAAGGTTTAATAAAAGGCAAGATAGATTATATTTGGATATAGATTGGGGAGCACAATCGAAGGATACATTTTTTGTAATCGATTGTTATAGAGCATTAGATCCAGATTCATTTACCCAAATATATAATGATTCATTTGTAAAAAAATATTTAACTGCTGTGATAAAAAGACAGTGGGGTCAAAATTTAATGAAATTCAATGGAGTTAAACTTCCCGGTGGAATTGAATTGAATGGAAGACAAATATATGAAGATGCTCAGAGAGATTTAGATGACATTAAGCAGAGAATGTCCTCTGAATATGAATTACCACCTTTAGATTTTATTGGATAATTATGGCACTGAATCCTTTCTTTCTTCAAGGTTCTGCTGGAGAACAAAATCTAGTACAGGATTTAATAAACGAACAATTGAAAATTTATGGAATAGAAGTTTTCTATATTCCAAGAAAACTCCTGAAAACTGATAATATACTCAATGAGGTTCAATCATCAAAATTCGATACAAGTTTTGCTATTGAAGCATATTTGAATAACTATGATGGATATGCACCTGATAGTGATATCATGACTAAGTTTGGACTAAGACTTAAAAATGAAATAAGTTTAGTTCTTTCCAAAGAAAGATTTGAAGAATCTATTTCTCCATATCTAGCAGAGATTGCTTCAATATCTAGAGTATATTATCCTGGAGAAGATTTAGCATTTGTTGATAGACCAAAAGAAGGAGATTTAATTTATTTTCCATTAGGAGAAAGGTTTTTTGAAATTAAAAGAGTTGAAGTAGAAAAACCATTTTACCAATTAGGTAAAAATTATGTTTATGAATTATCTTGCGAACTCTTTGAATATGAGGATGAAGAAATTGATACTGGAATCCCTGAAATCGATGATGTTCTAGAAGATGTTGGTTACATTACCGATTTGAAATTGGTTGCTTTTGGTGGAACGGCAGAATGTGACTCTATACTTATTCCGGGTTTCTCAGGTGTTACTAATGTTGTTCTACTAAACGATGGATTTAATTATACAGGAATTCCTACGGTAACGATAAGTCCTCCAGGTTCTGGATCTCCACTTTTTGCAGATGTGGACACCAGCACAATTACTGGTGCTATAGGAGTTGATGAATTTTCTCTGACAGCTACCGCAGTTGCAATAACCACTTCAGTTGGAGATGCGTTATCTATTAAAGAGATAGTTATTACAAATACTGGATATGGATATACTGAACCCCCCACAGTGACTATTACTGGAGGAGGTGGTTCTGGTGCAATTGCAACTTGTATTATATCCGAAAGTCCTATTCTTAGGATTGATGTTACAGATAGGGGAGATAGATATTATCAAGCACCAACTATTACGATAGATCCACCAGTCGGTGGAGGAACAACCGCAACGGCAATTACTAGAATTTCTGGTGGAAGAGTTTCCGAGGTACTACTAACAAATGCAGGTTCTGGATATACATCCAAACCAAATATTACAGTTTCTCCACCACCATCTATCGGAATTGGAACTTACATTGTCTCGGAAACTGTAACCGGTTCTCTTTCGGGAGTTACTGCTGAAGTTAAATCTTGGACTAATCCTGGACAGGATATTGATAAGACACTAAGAGTTTCACTAAATAGTGGAACGTTTAGTGAAGGTGAAAACATAGTTGGATCATCTTCTTCTGCGGTTTACACTTTAAAATCATTTGATTTGGATACTTCTACAAGTGATGAATATTCCGATAATGATGATTTTGAATTCGAAGCAGATAAAATATTAGACTTTACAGAAGCAAATCCATTTGGTACGTATTAATGTTAGGAACATACTATTATAACGAAATAATTAGAAAAACAATTATAGCATTTGGAACTCTTTTTAATGATATTCATATCAAACATAAAGATAATTCCGAAAGTGTAATTTCTGATATGAAAGTTGGATTATCTTATGGACCAATGCAGAAATTTCTTGCAAAAATTGAACAGCAAGAAGATTTAACAAAACCTGTTGCAATTACTTTGCCCAGAATGTCTTTTGAGATGAATAATATTGCATATGATTCGACAAGAAAAACTGGAATCACACAAACATTTAAAACAGTATCAGATGATTCTAAAGTAAAAAAAGTCTTTATGCCAGTTCCTTATAATATTGGATTTGAATTAAATATTTTTACAAAATTGAATGATGATGCCCTTCAAATAGTCGAACAAATATTACCATTTTTTCAACCATCATTTAATGTTACTGTGGATTTAGTAGAATCAATAGGTGAAAAAAGAGATGTTCCTATCGTATTGGATAGTATAGATTTTCAAGATGATTATGAGGGTTCATTTCAAACTCGCAGAGCACTAATTTATACTTTAAGATTTACTGCTAAAACATATCTGTTCGGTCCTATCGCAGATAGCACTGATGGACTTATTAGAAAAGTTCAGGTTGATTTGTATGCAGACACGAATACTAAGACAGCAAAACGTGAAATGAGATATACGGCTGTTCCAGATCCAATCGATGCTGAACCTGGTGATGATTTTGGATTTACCGAAAACTGGGAGTTTTTAGGAGACTCTAGAGAGTTCAGTCCCACTAAAAAAGAGGATTATTGATATATTATGGACAATAATTATGACTCCATCGACGAAGCTCT